ATACGTAGAAATAACAACACGTTACACAATATCTCTGCTAAGAAAACTCATTGAAATGCGGTTGAAATTTCGCGCCAAGGGACCATACCTGCAACACCAATAGAAACCGTCCGGGGGGGGGTCGCGTGAGCGACCCCGGTCATGTGACGATGGGGAAGAGTCCTCCGGACCAAGGCGGGGGGGGCCCCCCCGAAGGGGGGGGTACCCGCCTTGCTCTGTAGGGGCCCCATCGTAGAAGACGGTGGATACCGGAAGATACGATGGGCGACCTAGATATCACAATGAGTGAGTTAAGTATTACCTCACTCACTTGTGAACATGACGTCAGTGCGAACACGTCATGATATCTAGATATTTGGGTAGACTTAGTCACAAAACTAAATGGCATCCCGGAGGAAGACACGCTTCAGGCGCAGACGTACGTATCGTCGTAAGACTCGTCCTACACGCACACGCCGGTTCAACCGTCGTTCTAAGCGTGGACGCTTTAAGGGCGTCGGACGCCCTGCACCCGCTAACCGTACCTTTCGTACGGTCCGCTGGACGGAGCGGAATACAAACATATCTGCCGTCGTTGGGCTCGACCTTCCGACAGTTAGGCTCCAAGGCGCTTACGATCCTCGCTTCCAGAGTGGTGGACAGACTCCTGAGGGCTGGACATATCTAAGCACTATGTACAATCACTATCTGGTGCACAGTACTAAGGTTACGTACTCTCTTATGCCTTTGAACAATGACTCTGCGTACATCCGCCCTGCTCGCTTTATCTGGCGTATAGATGACGATGGTACTTACAATTGGCTAACGTCGGATGACGTAAAGCTAACGTATGATCCACGTAATCACATTCGCACTTTCTTTGCTACGTGGGCTAACACTACTAAGCCTATGGTATTTTCCGTCAAGTGGTCTGCTAAGAAGCAATGGGGTTCTAAGTTCCGCGATCCCGAACATTACTGCAAGATGAACGAGCTTCCTAAAGAGGACATGTATTTGATGTCTCATATCTCGTCTATCGGCAACGCGTTTAATATCCCGGTCATGAGCATAGAGGTCCGCGTCGAGTACAACGTAGAGTTCTTCGAGCCAAAGGACTATGTACCGCAACTAGAACACGCAGTACGCGAGTCTGTCGATATAGAACCTAATCACGAAGGCGTAGATCCCGTGGCTGTTAATCCAGCTTGGTACGAGACCGTCTCGTATACTTAGTTCTCCCCCCTTCACACACAAAGTTAAAGATCCAATAGATCGTCCCAAGTTGCACTAATCGGGGGGGTGTCTGTTCTGAGGAAGTCTAAAGAGGGGTCGGGTCCGAGTTCTTGATCTGCTCCAGTGACGGCTCCTGGCTGTCCACGTAGAAGCATCTCCCACGAATACGCCGACGGAACGCGTCTAAGAGCAAAGGGTCCGCATCCGGATACCAGCTCGCCGGGTTGCTGTTGCTGCAGATGAATACCGTCGTCCACTCCGCATAGCGGTCGTTGTAGCGCGCGTCCAGCAAGCACCTCCATTTGTCCAAGTACCTGTTCATCTGGGTTATCGGCCACAGCCCCCACGCGAACTCGTCGAAGAAGACCTCCCGTTCCTGGCGGTACGAGCCCCACGGGTCCCTCCCTGGCTTCACGTCGAACACGTCCGGGTTCTCCGTCAGTACACGATGCGTCTTGCCAGTTCCCGTCGGTCCCCAGAGTACAACGCAGGTGACATCTCTTGCTAATGCGGGCTTGGGCCTCGTCGTATCCATGTAGCTCTGTAGTCCGCGGCAGTAGCGTACGAAGTCAGTTGGGTTCTTTGCGGCTACCTCCCTCATGGCTGCACCGGTGTCGATCATGTCAGTTAGCTCCTGGAGGTCGTGCCTCGCACCCTGCTTGCCTTGCTCCTCGTCGTACACGCCGTGCTCGACTGGTAGCTCCGCCGCAGCTCCTTCGCCAGCTCTGCTCTCCTCCTTGGTGCAGTACTCGCGGTTGTCCTTCTCGCTGCCGCGCGCGATGCTGATGTGCGCTCCTCCGAGTCCCCTAGCTGCCATCCACGCCGTCACCGTAGTAAACCTCTTGCGCGTCGTGAAGCGTACGTAGCCCTGGATGTGGCGCATGCCCGTCTGCGGCGCTATCTCGTGCTGGTAGACGATGTAGGCGACGTCCGCTCCTAGCTGGTCCACTGTCTGGCCCGGCACCGCTCCGTTGTACGTGAACGCCCACCTCGCAGACATCGGGTTACGCTCAGCCATTTGATCAGCACAGAACTAATAAAAATAATGAAAAGTACACGTCACGTGTGCTTAAAAACTAAGAAAAGTGAAATAATGCTGCATTTTCCTGATGACGAAAATTGCGTAGAAAATACACTACCCAAACAACTGAATACGTAGAAATAACAACACGTTACACAATATCTCTGCTAAGAAAACTCATTGAAATGCGGTTGAAATTTCGCGCCAAGGGACCATACCTGCAACACCAATAGAAACCGTCCGGGGGGGGG